GTGCGAGTGCGGTTGCAGCAGCAATTTCCGCATTCAATAAATCAGTTGGGGATGCTGGAACTGCACCAGCCGAAGTTAATGTTGCCATTATGTAGCCACCGTTGTTTGAATGGTTGTTCCATTTTGGAATATTGCTGAGATATTATAGGTTGGGTTTGTTACATTTTGTTGCTTTAATATGGTCAATTTTGCAAAATATGGCGCATATTGTTGTTGAGTTCTATTAACAGCAAAGTCCGGAGCAATCTGTGTCATAACAGACTGTTGTGCTGGAATACCATAATTGCCATAAAACGGGCTTTCCCCCTGATTTAATCGTAGGGTTTGAGCTAAAGTTGCAAGCCAAATATAGGCGGTTTGAGTAATTTCTACCCAATTTCCATTCTGATCTTTTCCGTATGTTCTCATTAGTTTGGTGTTCCTGTATTTCCGCTTCCTGTTTGAACTCCTGAATGGGTATGAGTGCTGCCAATATTTTTACCATTATTAGTAATTGTTCCGGTAGAAACAATGTTACCAGTTACATTCATAGTTCCGCCAGTACCACCACTAATAGCAAATCCGCCCTGTCCGGTAATCTTACCTTGCACGGTTAAATTACCAGTCATTGTAGTGTTACCGTTATTAACATAAAGGTTTCCACCGTTCAGGTCTATTGTAATTCCGGAAGATGTTAGTGTTAATTTGCAGTCTTGGTTTATGGTTGTAATCTCTACGCCCTGTGGACCATATAACACTAGGTATTGACCATTAACAGAGAACCAGTTTTTATTGCTGATAGGCATGAAAATTAGCCCGCCTAGATTGCTTGGCTCAGACAATGGGGCTAACCCCTGTCCTAATCCTGAAATGCCGCCCAGCCTCGTATTTGCAGCGATACACACGCCTTTATCGCCAACTTGGATTGGAAGCCTAGTGTATTGGCTTTCGGCTATTGGACAGCTTACTTGTGGCAGGGTTAGATTGCCGTTTAATACCTCAAAATTAACCGTAACAATCGAACCATTTACGGCTACAACGGAGCAAGGCAGTATTTGACCTAAAGTATTCTGAAAATCTTCTACTTTGCGTTCTACAAAGTTATTGATTGATGGAGCATACGGTATTTTTTGCGCTAAAGACATTACTGAACCCCTTCGACTATGCAATCTACAATCGTTACCCAGTCATCCCCTGTTGCCTGACGGCTACTGCCTACATGATGGACTTGATTAATTGTAAATGAGCCTTGAAATGCTATTTTGCTTCTAAGAGGAGAATATCCTGCTGCGGTATTAATAACGGGGACTTGTTTAGGGAATATGATCTTATCGCCAATATTAAGGTCTGATCTCATAATCAATTTAGCTTGCAAAATATATGTGCCAATCCAAGTTAAATTACCGACAATATCGGTAAATTCAATGGTTTTAGTCTTAGCCGTTGGAGTTGTGCCGTCATAAAGCAAAAATCCAGCAGAAGTCGCAGCGATGCTTGCACCTAAATAAGTGTCCTTTTGAATAATTTTTTTACTAATATCATTAACATACTTTGACAGTTGTGCAAGGTTTACATATTGCGCTGGTTGATCTTCAGTAAAAACAAGGTCTGAACTAAAACTGCCGTTAATAGGAATGCTTTGATAAGATTTTTCGTTGCGAATACATTGCTCTACGGCTTGCTGTAATGTTGTGCCTTTTTTCCAATTAAAAGATAAATTGACTTCCTCATTAGGGCTGTAATTCGATGGTCCAACGACCAAATCTAAGCTGACTTCCGTGCCTTGCCAGTTACCAAAGGCTTGCAATATAGAACCATTAATGATTAATCCAGCTTGGGAAGGGTTAGCATAAGGCAATCCCTTGCTCATACCCACTTCGATTTGAATACCGCAAAAGCTAGTGCCGATTGGGTTTAAATTGGTTGCTTGGTTTAAATCTGCAAAAGATACGCCATAAATCCTGACAAAACCGTTCTGAGAAGATTGATGAAACCAGTTTTGGAATACATCTAATTCGACTTTTAGGGCTGCTCCATTATCAAAACCCGTTAAAGCGGTGCTATTTGTATTGTTTTTGGTCGTAAAAACGATTGGCGCAAAACTATTTGAGCTTCCGGATGGTGGCGTAATCGTTATTTTGTAGTAACGCATTACGGATTAATCTCAAAGCTGTTGCTGCTTACCCTATAAACAAGGGTAGAAGTGAAATACCCGAACAATAAATTAATGTCTAACTCATCCGGAGAGCCTACCATTGGTCTACTAACGATTAAATTACGGGATGTATCGTAAATATTGATGTAATACCTTGGCGCATAAGAATTCCATGTGCAAATAGCAACATAAGGAGTGCCATCCAAAGTAGGGTTAAATTGAAAATTAGAGTTAGATTGCGGTGCAAAAAGAACTGTAGTTGTCATAATTAACCCTCTCCCCAGCCATCATTAGTAATTTGAGGATTATTTGCTGCTGTATCGTTCCAATTAGGCAAGGTAGATTGCAAAGTTGTAGGGGTTGGTGTGCCGTTTTCGAAGCGGCTCATTAAATTACCTAACACTTGTTGTGCGCCTGTTGCTGTTATGAGTGGTTGCACAAAATCCCATTGATACATTAATTGCACTTGTTTCTGACTTGGCGGGCTAATATCACGCAAGCTAGTTAAAAGGCAGTTTGTATAGGTATAAGCTGGGGTTAAAACCGTAAAACTACCGCCTGACAACACATGGTTTTGCAACATAGTCTGTAAAGCAGTCATAATTGCTTGCTTAATAATGTATCCGCCTTCTGTCTGAGCAGGGCAAATCATTTGTAGACTAACCTTTAATGGCTGTTGGATAACCGCATTAGCCGCCATCTGCATACTAGCAAACGGATATTGGGCTACTTGCCATTCAGCCAATGTGCTATTTGGTAAAGGTCTGTATTTAGCAAATATGCCTTCCCCTTCAATAGCGGGAATATCAAACATTTCAGTCAATACGGTAATTGGCAATAAGCCACCCGGAAGGTATTGAGCCAATCCATCTTGCAAAATAATAGGAGATATTTCATAAGCAAGTGAAAATGCTGTTTGCCCTATTGAATTACTCATTGTGCTCTATTCCCATTCATGGCTACAGCCGTTCCGGTTGCGCTTCCGCCCGTATTATTCTCAATTATGACCTTAATATCTCCGGCTGAATACAGATTTTTGCCTGTTTCTACCTTAGAAATAGCAGCCATTAATGGATAAACCACGCTTGGATCGGACATATTTAAGTGTTCGCTACGGCTACGACCTACTGATTTTTCTAATTGACGAATATAAGATTCGGTATCGTTTTCATTAGGCGGTGCATATAGCTTCATTATGTCTTGCAAAGTATCTAATTTGCGATACCCAGCCGCTTTAGAACCACCACTTGCGTATAAATTTAATTGATTCTGTAAAGCCATAAAGCCAGCCTTTTCAGAACCAAACTTAGCGAATCCACCTTCGCCTAAAGTTGCGCCTTCTTGCCCTGCATAACGCAAATTACCAAAGTTTAGGTTTCTTTCAGCAATGGTTAAATTACCGCCTGAAGCCTTATTTCCAGTCAAAAGCCATCTATCAGGCATTTCACCACGCTTTAGGAAAGGAACGACATGCTCCCAATCTACAGAAACACCCGCACCTACACGATTTAATTCTTTTTGTTTTTCTGCCGGATCAGTAATGGCATTAATCCTTGCGCCTTCACGGGTTGCGTTATACCCTGAAGCAACAAAAGGCATTACTTTTTCTAAGATTCTGCCTAATCCTTCTGAGAATGCAGCAACACGCTTAACAACATCTTCCAATACAGGGATTAATGGTTTAAAGCCCTTTGCAAGCGATGTTTCTATGGTTTGACCGGATACCTTCATTTGGTCAAAGAAATTGCGCCATGCCTCAGAATCGGCATCGCTAACGGCTAATTTTTCTTGTGCTGATTTGTATTTCTGAATGGTTTCTGTCAATTCCCTTTCGGACATGGAAGCCATTCTGCGTAAATCTTCAATACTAAAGACTTGGGTAAGCCCTAATTCTTTAGCCATTTCTTCACTTTGCCCGAACTGCTTAAACAGTTGGGTAGACCTACGCATGATTTCAGGAATCATCTGCACGGGGTCTTGTCCTAAACCCACGCCTAATCTGCCTAATACAGCCTTACCCTGAAAACTACTTTTTAGGTTAGCAATATTGCCTAATACGGATTCCGGATCAAAGTAACGACCCAATGTAGATTGTGCAGCCCGTAAACCGCCTGTAGACACGCCATAGCCAGCCGCCCGCTTACGCACATCACTAACATTAGATGCAAGCCCGCCAAGCCCAAATCCGCCCCCTACGGCAGCCAAAGCTACCCATTTAGCAGCAGATAACGCTGCGGAAGCCATGTTTCGGGAAATTGTGCCTGTTTGAAAAGCTACGGTGCTTAAATGCTGACCGCCATCTTTAAGAGATTTACTGAACTCTTTAGTCTTTTTATTAAGGTCATCAATAGTTTTATTGACTTTTTGCCAATCAGCGGGCATTCCTTTTAAAGACTTTTGATAAGCCTCGAATGCCTTTTGGAATTCTTTAAACTTATCGTCTAAAACATCAATTTCAATAACCGACTTAGTTGCCATGTTTTCCTCTTTTATCGGTTAAAAAATTGATTTGCTATTAATTGCCTTAATGATATGCCTTTGACGGTATTCTTGAACATCTAACCACTTACTGTCATGGGCTTTCATAAACTCACTAAAACCGCCATTACTTAAATAATCTAAGCAATAATGGATGATACCTTCGCTTTCTTTCCAGTAGGCTCTTTTTTGGTCAATATCGGCAAACCATTCATGTACCCCGTAGAGTCCAATGAGGAAAGTTCCCAGTTCCTTAACGCCCCCGCCATCTCCAAGAAAGAATTCTTTAAATCCTTTGGCGCAACTTTGGAGATTGCTGTAAAAAAAACTAACGAACTCAGAATCTCAGCTTCCTCATCTTCATCCAATATTTCCCGTTTAACAGCTACATCGAAAGGAATTGTTTCCCATCCTTTATCGCCACAAACTAAAACATTTGTTAGCCGGATGATCTCATTTATCAGTCCAAACTTAACTCCGCCTGCACCATCCCAGTTGCCAGCCTTCTGCGCTATTGACTTCAAAGCAGGGTAAG